GGTGGTGCAATTTTATTTGGATATTGATGAACACCCTTAATCTACTTAAGGAAGACTTCAAGCTGTTCCTACAAGCCCTCTGGGGACAGCTTGATTTACCTTCCCCTACTCGTGCCCAATACTCTATTGCAGACTACCTACAAAACGGTCCTAAACGTCTACAGATCCAAGCCTTCCGAGGAGTCGGTAAGAGTTGGATTACTGGTGCATTTGTATTGTGGACATTATTTAATAATCCAGAAAAGAAAATAATGATTATCTCGGCATCTAAAGAACGTGCCGATAATATGTCGATCTTTCTACAAAAACTTATCATTGAAACTCCTTGGTTATCTCATTTGCGTCCTAAATCTGACGATGCCCGATGGTCTCGTATTAGCTTCGATGTTAATTGTTCTCCTCACCAAGCACCTTCTGTTAAATCAGTGGGTATTACTGGTCAGCTTACCGGTTCTCGTGCTGACCTGATGATTCTTGACGATATTGAAGTTCCTGGTAACTCCATGACAGAACTCATGAGAGAAAAACTACTTCAATTATGTACAGAAGCAGAATCTATCCTTACACCAAAAGAAGATTCTCGTATTATGTACCTCGGTACCCCACAGACAACCTTCACCGTCTATCGTAAGCTAGCTGAGAGGTCCTACAAGCCCTTTGTTTGGCCCTCTAGGTACCCTAGGAAGGTTAGCCAGTACGAGGGCCTTCTAGCGCCTCAGCTGGTAGAGGACATGGATGGTGGTGCTGAACCCTGGGGTGTAACAGATCCAGATCGTTTTAGTAACGATGACCTCATTGAACGTGAAGCATCAATGGGTAGATCTAACTTTATGCTACAGTTTATGCTTGATACAAGCCTATCTGATGCTGAAAAGTTCCCACTTAAGTGTGCTGATCTCATTGTTACCTCCGTTAATCCCTCTACAGCCCCTGAATCCGTAGTTTGGTGCTCTGATCCACAAAATGTACTGAAAGAATTACCTACTGTAGGTCTCCCTGGAGACTATTTCTACAGTCCAATGCAATTACAAGGTGATTGGAACCCATATTCTGAAACAATATGCTCTGTTGACCCCTCCGGTAGGGGTTCTGACGAAACAGCAGCAGCTTATATCTCTCAACGTAATGGCTTCCTCTATCTACATGAGATGAGAGCCTACCGTGATGGTTATTCTGACAACACCTTACTAGACATCCTTAAAGGTTGTAAGAAATATAACGTCTCTAAACTTGTTATTGAAACTAACTTTGGTGATGGTATCGTAGGTGAACTCTTTAAAAAACACATCCTTCAAACTAAACAGTACATGGATGTAGAAGAAGTACGAGCTAATGTACGTAAAGAAGATCGTATTATTGATGCCCTAGAACCTGTGATGAATCAACACCGACTTATTGTTGATAAATCAGTTATTGAATGGGATTACTCATCTAATAAAAATGCAGCACCAGAAGAACGACTACTATACATGCTATTCTATCAAATGAGTAGAATGTGTAGAGAAAAAGGTGCAGTTAAACACGATGACAGACTAGACTGCTTAGCTCAAGGTGTTAAATACTTCACAGATGCTATGGCAATCTCTGCTCAAGAAGAAATAAAAAATCGTAAACGTGAAGAGTGGAACGCTATGCTAGAAGAGTTCCTTGATGACCCCCAAGCTTCCGCTAATCACCTTGTCTTAGGTATGAACTTAGAACAACGTAGACAAGCAAAAAGTAACTCTCCTACAGTCCCAAATTGGACCTCCTAAGTGTGCGTTTTAGCACGCACTAAGACACAAGTCATACCAAGGAGTTTGAACGTAACACCCGTAAAGGGGGATTGGGAAGGGTGGACTCACTCCCCTTGAGGGGAATAAGACAAACATTCCCCTCTTTATTAATGTCCCCGGGAAAGGACATTCTGTAAGTACTACTAACTCCACTTCTTCTAAACTACAGTTAATACAGGATATACATGATGTCCCCTTAATGGACATCCATTATATCATATATTATACATACCACCACCTATGACAACCACCCACACCGTTAACCTAGTACATAGTACAACCAATGGAGAAGAACTTATAGCTCATATGGCTAGAGTCTCTAATCCAGCTAACCAAAATAACCCCTCCTACTCTAAACTAATCCAATACCTCATCACTCATAAACATTGGTCTCCATTTGAAATGGTTAACATGTGTGTTAAGATTGAGACTACCCGAAGCGTAGCTGCTCAAATCCTCAGACATCGTTCCTTCTCATTTCAAGAGTTTAGTCAGAGGTACGCTCAAGTAACTCAAGCACCAACTCCCCCAAATCTCCGTAGACAAGATACAAAAAACAGACAAAACAGTATTGATGACCTAGATCCTACTGTTGTCTCTGAGTTTAACCTTAGGGTTTATGGGTTGTTTGAACAATCCCTAGCTCTCTATGATGATATGCTTAAAGCAGGTGTCGCAAAAGAATGTGCAAGAGAAGTTTTACCCCTCTCTACTCCCACAACACTCTATATGAACGGTACTCTACGGTCCTGGCTACATTATTGTGACCTCCGTACCGCTAATGGTACCCAACTTGAACATAAATATATCGCAGAAGGGTGTCAATCAATCATCCAACAACAGTTCCCTCAGGTCTATACCGCTATGTGGTGCGCTTAATACCGTGAGCCCCTGCGGGGGTCCTTTAAAAAATAGCAAGAATTTGTGCAACCGAGTTTAAAAAATGACAGACGAGTTAAAAAATGACAGAAATTTCTGAAGCCTTTATACGTGGGATCCTGGACCTGTTATCCCCCCGGGTGGCCCCCCTCAAAAACCGCTCCGGGACGCGGTGAATAGAATCATATAGCGGGTAAGAGTTAGTATTAACATGGTAGAATGATACGGATTAATATCAGCATACCCTAATATATCTCAATCAATCTGTCTGCCCACCTATTACAACCAGCCAGTGGCAGTATTGCAACGTCTAAGGCATCTAGAAGAAGCTGTAAGGTGGTTGTAGAATGAATTAGGTACAATGTAGCCTGAGGCATTATGAAGCGGCTTACAGGCGATTCTGAGAGGAGTAATAACATGACACCCGTAAACAGGGGGAGAAACCAACCACACTCACGCTAAGTATTAGAAACGTCATCGACCTACAATCCTCTAACTCCTTATGCGATCTCCTTATGAGTCCGGGTAGACTCATTAGACTTGCTGATACTGTATCACTGCGAACTACACGGCAGGGCAGAATGGGGCATACTAAGAAAGTCAACGGGTCACGGAGTTCAATGATTATCACCGATTCAATTCAGCACTATCAACTGTTGTGTGATGCATTAACTAATTTTACACCATGCATGTTACAAAAGAGTAAGGATGAGTATGGTGATACTATTTATTGGCTGCTTGATGGTTGTGGTGATCCTGATGGTGACTACTTTGAGTCATTGATTGATGTAGAAGATTACATTTGTAACAATGTAGACATTGAGACTTATATTGGTAATCGTAAATGATGAATACATATACACATCTAACACTACTCATCGATTCAATACCGTTAAAGTATGATAAGAACGGTGAGGAGGTCAAGGTTAAAGTAACTAAGTTAAAGTCCACTATTAACAACAGGAGGAAATCATGGTTATGAATTCAAACACACTGAGTGGTCGTGAGACCACGACCTTCACAGTTGTTGTTCCTATTGATTACTATTCAGAAGAATTAATTGATCCTTGTAAAGGTACACTTTTAATTGATTCTTATCAAGCTACACTGATTGACGATAACCTTGTAGAGGTTAAGATCAAGGACGTAGATGATGAATTAATTCAAGGCATGACTGAGAATGATTTAGTTGAGTGGTTTGGGATTGATAGTGAGTTCATTGTGTCTACTAATCTTGAGGATCTCATGTAAACCTTAGTGTGCGTTAGCACGCACTAAGAGATTCAGGTCGGCTCTGACGAGCCTCAGGAGACTCACTGAGACCTCTTGACAAGCCAGTCCATCTGGTCTATATTGTGTACATGGTCGTCGGACGACTGTTTTCCACTTCTACCTACTTCTTATGACTTACACTTCTCGTTTGTTCGATGCTCACCGTACTGTGATTGAGAGTTTCATTATTGATGAGGCAGGACTGTCTGAATACAAGGCTCTTAAGTATGCTACTAAAAAGAGTGAGGCAAAGATCAAGTATGCTATGCTTGAGAAGATGATTGAGATTATTGCTATTAATCTTGATGTTGAGGGTGTCCAATCAAAACTTGAGGAGGACAAAGTTGCTCAAGCTCGTGCTGTTCTTGGTGCAGCTGCAAAGAATCATGTTCCTGCTGAGGAGATGATTATGGATGAAGCAGAGGAAGCTCTTGCTTTCTAACTCTCACACTCACTCACACACTTATTCATTTTCACATTGATGACTGCAACACTTTCTAAACTCACAGGTCAAGATCTTATTGATCACGTCAAATTGCACAACGATTGTTGTTCAAAGAGTGAGATGTGTCTTGATGCTGGTTATGTAAACAAAAACGGTGGTCCTGCATTCACTGATTTTTACACTGCATTATTGGAGGCTAAGACTGACTTGAATCAAATGCCTGAAGAGTCACAATCTGGTGCTGATTGGTATGATAACTTGTCTGAACAAGATCAGTTGTTGTATGATCAAATTGAGGACATGTGTCCTGAGTTTGCTAAGCTTACAGCAGAAGAGTGTCAGGAGTTTATGGATGAGTTGTCTGACATTGGTATCACAACTGCTCAACAATTCGAGGATGCATACTACATGCAGTTCGATTCATACAAGGCAGAGCGTGAGTTTGCTGAGGAGTTGATGTGTCAAGTTACACCTAACCTTGAGGATAGTCCTGTCTTCTTTGCTATTGATTGGCAGCGTGTATGGGATCATTCATTGTCTTATGATTTCTCTACGATTGAGTTTGACGGTACAACTTACTTCTTTCACAACAACTGATGACAACTACTAGGTCTTTTGAGTTTTACAACCACAAAGAACGCTGTGAGGTATTAAATGCGTTGAATTGTTATCAACGTCATCTTGATGAACAAGGATTAGATCCTGTTTCCGTTCGACCTGATGTACTCAATCGTTTGATTGATGACTTTCAAGAATTTGTACTTGCTAATTAATTATGATCTGGTCTGAATCCACACTCATTCTTTCTGTTATTGGTATGGTGGGGCTATTTAGCACTGCCACTATTTACCAACGTGCAAACCGTATCACTTCTAAGTATTATGCAAGGCGATCAAAAGTTTGATGACAATTACTTCATCAAGAATGCTATTCTTTGTTGGTTACATCACTATCCCAATCACAGATGGACTCCTGTTTATGAGGAATTATCATTGAGAGATAATTATGTAGCAGATGAAGAAGTTGCACTTCCTGAAGTTAAGAAACGTCCTGCTCGACGTAAAGTACAAGGACGCAGCAAACCCACTACAACGGAGTCATAATGGACAATGCAATCCTCAAATATTTTCAAAACAAGCGACGGAAAGAGGAAAGAGAAAGGGCGGAGAAAGCCCGTGAGCTTACGCAACGCTCGGAAAAGGTTAAAAGCCTTAAAGAAGAAACTCAACGTAAACTGATTAAGGACTGATTCTTATGTTCCACACTCACTACGATCTTTATGATGTTATCCTTTCAGCCAGTGGTGTTGTAAACATCCTAGCTCAAGATAAAGAACAGGCAGCATGGTCTGCATTGGAACTTAGTCTTGACCGTGAAGAGGAACTAATTGATGTACGGAGGTCTGATGAGTGGTAAGAAACGTAAGTATTTTAGTAACAATTGGAGAAAGATCAAAGACCTTCCTGATAAATTTATTCCACAATTAGAGTATGAGGATGTTCTAGAGAAGAACTGGTCATTAGTTCCTAATAAGAACATCATCATCCGTTGTGAGAACAAGGACACAGGTAAGGTTAAAGAGTTCTCGTTTCAACGCGAGAAAGCGTGTGTCAATCGTATTGAATCAATGCAGGACACACATGACATTACAATCTGCACTGATGAGATCATTGGTGTTGTAACAAACCTTAAAGATGAATTGGATGAGCCTGATTTCTATTGAAGAACTGTATGAACTTGTTGAGGATTATCCTGAACTTGCATCATGCTATGATTTCTCATTGATTGAAAACACCGACGAAGAACTGAATGCCGACACCTTCTCAGATTGAAGAGCAAATTCAACTTGAAAGAGAGCAGATTAAACAGGGACTCGATAAACTTCACAAGAATGTACGTGAGTTAGAGGCTAAGGAGTATGCGAGTGCTAGTGTTTATGGAGCTGCTTCTATTGATACCTTGCTGCCTCTTGTGGTACGATATATTGAGGACACTACACACAATAGGTTAAAGCGTGGTGTAGGTTTTCAGTTTCAAACTATCAAGCAGTATGTCAGTCAATTAGAACCGCTCGGATCTGCTGCGATTGCATTGAAGATTACATTTGATAAAGTATTCTCTTACAAAGATAAGAGCAATATGGTTGCAAATGTATGTGATGCAATTGGTAAGGGTGTTGAGGATGAATGTCAGATGAGGCATTATGAAACCAATGCACCTGGATTGTTGAATGTTCTGAAGAAGAACTATTGGCACAAGTCTATTGGTACACATCAAAAGCTTGTTGTTATTCGTACATTGATGAATCGTTATGATGTCAAGCAATGGGAACCATGGGGAAGAGCTAATCGCATTAAACTTGGAACGTGGCTACTTGATTGCATCATGCAGAGCAGCGGGTGGTTCGATAAGGACATCAGGAGGGAAGGTCGTAAGACCGTCCAATACATTATTCCAACTCCTGAGTTTCTTAAAATCAAAGATAAGGTAATGCGTGATGCGGAGTTATTTGCTCCACTTGCGTGGCCTATGTTGATTCCACCTAATGATTGGACTAATGACACAGCGGGTGGTTACCTATTGAATGAGGTAATGCGCGGTCACAAAATGGTGAGGCGTGTACATGACACCCGTATACAGGGGGAAACACCAATTAAGTTTCTCAATAAGATACAACAGGTGGCTTACCGATTAAACCCTTTTACTGTGGGTGTAGCGGAAGAACTAGATAGATTGGAAAGAGCTGTCGGTAAGTTTCTCCCTATTCATAATCACGAACTACCTCCCAAACCTTTTGATATTGCGGACAACAAGGACGCACGTAAAACATACAGAAGGGAGGCAGCAGAGGTTATGAACCTTAACGCACAGGAGTTTAGAAAATCCTGTCGTACAAGGATGACGATGGAAGCAGTGCAGAGGTTCAAAAATCGGGAACGATTCTTTATTCCTTGGTCGTTTGACTATAGAGGTAGAGCCTATCCCATCCCTGCATTTCTTACACCGCAAGATACTGACTTTGGTAAAAGCCTATTGAGGTTTGCTGATGAGTCATTTATGACACCTGAAGCAGAGCAATGGTTAGCTTTTCAAGTAGCTACAACTTATGGTCTTGATAAAGCACCAATGTTAGAAAGGTTAGAGTGGGTAGCAAAAAACACCACACTCATAACTAATGTAGCAACAGATCCAATTAATTATTTACCTGAATGGGAAGTAGCAGATGAACCATGGCAATTCCTGGCAGCCTGTGATGAATACTATCACTGTGTTATTGCTTGTGACCGTCAGCATACTGGTTTGGCTGTTGCCACCGATGCCACCTGTAGTGGGTTGCAAATCCTCGCAGGACTTGCACGGGATGCAAACACTGCAAGATTAGTCAATGTACTACCTAGTGATAGGCCACAAGACGCATATAAAGTAGTATCTGAGACTGCTACACCACACTGTCCTGAATCAATCCAACCCTACATGGACAGAAAGGTTGTCAAACGTGTTGTTATGACTGTCCCTTACAATGCCAAACCATTTAGTAATCGAGGTTACATCAGGGATGCATTGAAGGAGAAGAATGTAGAGATCAGTAAAGAGGATCTTACAAAAACAGTAAAAGCCGTCAGGGACGCTATGGATCTTGTTGTCCCTGGTCCTATGGCAGTTATGAAATGGATTGAACAACAGGTTGACATTGCTATCAGTGAAGGCAAGACAGAGCTTGAGTGGGTTACACCATCTGGTTTTGTTGTACATCAACGTCTGATGAAGAAGAAGATTGAGACACTTAATCTACAACTTCTTGGTCGATGTAAGATGACAGTTGCTACTGATGAGAGCAATGAAGTAGATAAGAACCACCATAAAAATGCTACGGCACCTAACCTTATTCATTCCCTTGATGCTAGTCTCTTGCATCTTAGCGTGTTACGTTTTAACGCTCCCATCTCATTAATTCATGATTCAGTATTATGTCGTGCTACTGATATGTCTACTCTCTCCACTTTTGTAAGAGAGACATATATGCATTTATTTGCTGAACATGATTATCTAATTGATTGGGCATTACAAATTGGGGCACCTGTCCCGCCACCGATCATCGGGGACCTAAAGCCGGAATCCGTGATTGAATCCACCTATTTCTTTTGCTAATGGCACGAACTATTTTTAAGACTGAACAGCCTGTTATTCTTGAAGGGTACCAAGCTGTACTGAAACCGTCCAAATTTGGATATTCCATGTCTGCTATTGTTGATCAAGATTTTGTAGATCAACTTGAATCTGACCGAACTTCTACATTGGAGTGGGCTAAGTCTAAGTTGAAGAACCCCAAGCGTTCTACACTGAAGCCTGAACCATGGGAAGAAGTATCAGATGGTAAGTACAAGGTTAAATTCTCTTGGAACGATACTGCACGTCCTCCTGTTGTAGATAGTGAGGGCACACCGATTACAAATAATAACGTCCCACTGTATAGTGGATCTAAGGTCAAACTTGCTTGCTACCAGAAACCCTACATCTTGAAGGATGGTGTCACTTATGGCACGTCACTCAAGCTTGTTGGTGTCCAAGTTGTGTCCCTCTCAGAAGCCGCTGGAACAAGCGGTGAGGCTGCTATGGATGTAGAGGACGTAGCACAGATGTTTGGCACCACCAAGGGCTTTGTAGCGTCCACTGAGAGCGTTCCTGAGCCCGAGGTTGAGACTGATACCGTGGAGGATGACGACTTCTGATGGCATTTCGTTCCAAGCTAGAAGAGAAAGTTGCTGATCTTCTTGTTGAGCTTGGAGTGAAGTATGAGTACGAAACAGTTAAAGTACCTTATGTCATCGAACATATTTATACGCCAGACTTCATTCTACCCAATGGCATTTATTTAGAATGTAAGGGTTACTGGGAGCCAGAGGACCGCCGTAAGATCAAGGCAGTGAAAACACTTCATCCTGATATTGATCTTCGTATGGTATTTCAGGCTCCTTTTAATACAATCAGCAAGAAATCAAAGACAACATATGCCAAATGGTGTGAGAAAAACAACATCCTTTGGACCTCATTTACAAACATTCCACTCGACTGGTTACTATGACGAAGCATTCCTACGGTTCTGTCGCTTATTACGAAGAGATGTTTGATGACATCCTTTCTGATGTAGAGAACGAAAATGTTGAGAATATTTACCAAGGTTTTTTGAACTCACTGGAAGGTTGGTTTAACTATCATGACAATGCAGCACGTAAATACGCAGCATTCCGACAGCGAGTTTCTGAGGCACTTAGCGTGTCCTGAATGTGGATCATCGGATGGTAATAGTTTATACTCCGATGGTCATACTCACTGTTTTGTTTGTCACCACCATACATTTGCAGATGGTACTGAAACCATATCCACCATGAAATCTAATGCACAACTAAAAGGCTCAGCCGTAAGGTTGCAGAAAAGGAACCTATCTGAATCTACCTTAGAGAAGTACAAAATTTATCGTGATGGTAATGTACTTAGGTTTCACTATTTTAGTAATGAAGGTGTACTACTAGGTGCTAAAATAAAAACAAAGGATAAGAACTTTTCATTTGAAGGTAACAATGACGGATCATTCTTTGGACAGCACTTGTTTCCCACCACTGGAAAACGAGTTGTCATCACTGAAGGGGAACTCGATGCAGCTTCGTGTTACGAGGCTATGCCGGGGTGGCCGATGGTATCTTTACCTAGCGGTGCCGCAGCGGCCAGAAAAGCGATTCAACGGAATCTCCAATGGCTCCAGGGTTATGAGGAGATTGTCTTGTTCTTCGACAATGACGAGGCAGGCCGTAAGGCAACGGAGGAAGCGTGTCAAGTCTTACCACCGGGTAAGGTCCATATAGCTTTACTACAAGGCGATTATAAAGATGCGTCAGATGCCCTATCTGCTAATGACCCTGAAGCGATTCGTCGCGCTATTTGGGACGCTAGACCTTACCGTCCAGACGGTATTGTAGAAGGTAAATCTCTTTTAGAATTAGTTACAACACCAACACCACCATCTAATTATGACTACCCCTACCAAGGTTTACAGCAATTGTTACACGGTATCCGATACGGAGAACTTGTCACAATTACTGCAGGATCAGGCATTGGTAAGTCATCTTTCTGCAGGGAGCTTGCGACTTCACTTCTACAAAACGGAGCAAGGGTCGGTTATTTGGCTCTTGAAGAATCAAATAGAAGGACTGCACTCGGATTGATGTCAGTTGCTGTGGGTAAGTCACTCCATATTGGAGAACACACTCATAAGGAACTGATAGAAGCTTTTGATAATAGTATTAGTAAGTGGAATCTTTACCTGTTTGATGGGTTTGGTAGTTTCGATCCAGATGTTATTTACAACCGTATTGAATACCTAGCCTCAGGTTTAGATTGTAAGATCATATTTCTTGATCACTTATCCATTCTACTTAGTGGATTAGATGGGGATGAAAGGCGTATGATTGATACTACTATGACTAAGTTACGTTCTCTTGTTGAGCGTACAGGTATTTCATTATTTCTTGTAAGCCACCTAAGACGTACAACATCAGATCAAAACCATGAAGAAGGAGCAAGAGTTACTCTGGGACAACTTAGAGGAAGCGCGGCAATTGCACAGCTATCTGACGCAGTTATTGGACTTGAAAGAAATCAACAGGCCAACACTGATGGAAATAGTACGACTGTGCGAGTCCTTAAGAATCGATATTCTGGGGAAGTTGGTATAGCTTGTAAGTTACAATACGATTTAGACACCTGTAAATTTAAAGAACATGAACCGGAACAAGAGTTCAACCCATCCACAGATTTTTGAAACACCACATCAACAAGCAATGTTGACACCACCAAATCCCCCTTCACCAGAAATGGTAAAACGGGCAAAGTTTGTAGACAAGACTTACGTATGGAAACCAAATGCTGATCTTCGATCTAGAAACAAACGGTCTTCTCAATGATGTTACCCTTATCCACTGTTTATGCATCTTTGATACTGAAACTGAAGAGACGCTCGTCTTCAATGATCAAGGCAACAAACATCCTATTATCAGAGGTGTTCAACTTCTCGAAGATTCTGATTCGGTTGTTGGTCACAATATTTGTGGGTATGACATCCCTGTTATTCGCAAGCTCTACCCATGGTTTGATTGGCCTGGTTGTTGTGTCGATACTCTTATTCTATCTCGCACGCTTCATCCAGATTTAATTGATATTGACACGAAACGTCAAATCAAAGATATGCCAAAAAAATTATATGGTAGACATAGCCTAGAAGCTTATGGTTATAGGTTAGGTTTAAATAAAGGTGACTTCTGCCATGATGCTGATTGGAGTGAGTGGTCACAGGAGATGGAAGATTATTGTATTCAAGATGTTAAAGTTACAACTAAGTTATGCGATCATTTCCTCCCCTTGCTGAATTCCTACAGTTAGAACATGAAGCAGCACGAATCCTCACTGAACAAGAAATACATGGATGGTACTTTGATGAACCTGCTGCATGGGCACTTGAATCTGCTCTCAGAAGAGAGCTTCAGGAAATTACTGAAGTATTACGCAGGAGGTACCCTTTCGTCCCAGGAGCAGAGTTTACTCCAAAACGAAATAACAAAACAACTGGGTATGTAAAAGACGCCCCATTTACTAAACTAAAAGAACTTAATCCTTCATCACGAGATCACATTGCATGGATACTAAGTACATACCATGGATTAACTCTGACGAATTTGACAGCTACCGGGAAGCCTATCATCGACGAGCCGACCCTGAAAGATATTGGGACGGAGCCAGCGACACAATTCCTGCGGATTTTGACGATAACGAAGATGCTTGGAATGATCAGCGAAGGCGCGAACGCTTGGCTGAAACTTGTTACGAAACATAGGAGGATACATCATCACTGTTCAATTGCAACATCCACAGGACGATGTGCACACAGACACCCAAACCTTGCCCAAGTGCCAAGTGACGACAGATTTAGAGAACTTTTCACTGCAAGTCCAGGGTTATGTATGGTCGGTGCTGACCTTAGTGGTATTGAGCTTCGTATGTTGGCACATTACCTCGCCCGATATGATGGGGGACGATACGCGGACATCCTACTCAACGGAGACATTCACCAAGTCAACGCAAATAAAATAGGCATCTCTAGAAAATTAGTTAAGACTGTTACTTATGCATTCCTATATGGCGCGGGCGATGAAAAGATCGGACACAGCTACGACAAACAGCTTTCCTCGGACAAGGCAAAGAAGAAAGGTAAGGAGATTCGTACAGCATACGTTGAGGCTATTGATGGCTTGGATCAGCTTCTTACAGCAGTCAAAAGCGTATCGAAGAAGGGTTATATCAAGGCGATTGACAAACGTCAGATCAAAGTTGATAGCTCGCACAAAGCACTCAACTACTTACTTCAGGGATCCTCTGCTGTTCTAGCTAAACGCTGGATGGTCATCAATCAAGACACTATTAAACAAACACAGCTTTGCTGTAGTCAACTTGCCTTTGTACATGACGAACTACAGTTTGAAGTTGCACCAGAACACGCAAAAGACTTACAAACATCCTTGGTATACAGCGCTGCAGCGGCTGGAGAGTTCTACAACCTCAGAATCCCAATCGCAGCCGAAGCAAGCCAAGGACAAACTTGGAAAGACACCCATTGACAAAACTACTGATAGACGCTGATTACATTGTATACAAATGTTGTGCTTTTACTGAGGATGAGGTAGACTGGGGTGATGATGTCATCATGGTTGTATCTAAATTCTCTGAAGCATACGATGCAGTGAAGCGTGAGTTAAATAAAATAAAAAATGAGTTTCTGTGGGATACACCAGAAATGGTGCTATTCTTCAGTGACTCTAAAAATTTTAGAAAAAAAATTTACCCTGATTACAAGGGTCATCGAAACAGAAAGAAACCTTGTGGATACAGGCGCGTTATCTCAGCACTGTCTGATGAGTGTGCAGTTATCAGGCTTCCTGAATTAGAAGCTGATGATGCGATGGGTATTTATGCTACATCACATAATGATTGTATTATCTGCAGTCCTGATAAAGACATGCGTCAAATTCCAGGCAGGTTATATGATTTAAATGAACAACATATCATTAGTAAAGAACAGGGCCAAAAGTGGCACCTTATACAAACATTAGCAGGAGATCAAACCGATGGATATGCCGGAGTTCCCGGTATTGGTATTAAACGTGCCATCGGACTATTTGAAAAAGAAGGCTACTCTTGGAAAACCGTGGTGGAAACTTTTGCTACAAAGGATCTTTCGGAAGAGGTTGCACTTCAAAATGCAAGGCTCGCAAAAATCCTTACAGCAGAAGACTATGACAAAGAACCAATTCTTTGGACCCCCTCCGCCGATTACAAAATTGACGATGGAGCAGGATCTGAAGATGCGTCAAATTAAAGATGCATTAGAGAGACCTGATACAAGAAAAGAAGATATTGTTACTCTTTTCTTAGCATTGCAGACACAGTGTTTTGTTTTAGGTAACAACATGACAAATCTACTTAAGTTATGGAATCACCCTCCTACTACAACCGAGGATCAATAGAGGTATGGGACTTTATTAGGGACCAAGAATTAAATTATCACCTCGGTAATGCAATTAAATATATTTGCCGTGCTGGACATAAAAGCAGTAAGGCAGAAGACCTTAAGAAAGCTATTCACTATTTAGAAAATGAGTTACAGCACACTATTAACACAAGCAAAGGAGTTTCGGAAATCGTTTGGCGTCAAGTCCTCGGAGACACAAGTGGAGATGCAGAAAGCTTTGATCGATGAGGAATGGTCAGAGTTTCATGAGTCATACCACATGGGTACAGATGAGGAGGAGTTAAAGGAACTATGTGATCTTGTGTATGTCTGCTATCAATATGCAGCAAACCTTGGATGGGATCTAGATGAAGCCATGGATCGTGTTCATAAATCAAATATGTCAAAACTTGGTGAAGATGGCAAACCCCTTTACCGAGCTGACGGAAAGGTTCTAAAGGGACCTAACTACCAACCACCAAATTTGAAAGATCTCATTGAAAATGCCTGAAGTTATTGCTAGGACCGGACGTGTGCAGAGTTGGATCGATGATCCTACTTCCCGGCTTCCTGTATCATGCACCGTATTTGTTGTTGAGGACTCGATGGAGGGTCCTGAAGGTATTGAAGCTAGTTGGAGGTTTGTCAGCCATGCTCTACGTTATGGAGCAGGCTGTGCTGTACACCTATCTAAGATTCGTGGTCGTGGTCACGAGAATGGTAAGGGGTTGACTGCTTCAGGACCTATTTCTTTTGGTAAAATTTACTCTACTCTTAATGAAACACTTAGGCGTGGTGGTATTTACAAAAATGGTGCCGTTGTTTTGCATATGGACCTCGATCATCCTGATGTCCTTGAATTTATCGACACCCCTCGTCACGAACTTCCTTGGGTTAAACGATGCGTCAACCTTACCCACGAAATGTGGGAGGATTCGACGTACAAGGAAGAGTTGCTTGAAGGAATCAAGCGAGGTGACATCTGGTTAAATAAAATTCGTTATGATCCCTATGGAAATCGAATCTACGGTAACGTCTGTCTTGAAGTATACCTGCCATCACGAGGAACATGCCTCTTACAGCATGTCAATCTTGGTGCCTGTGAGCTTGAAGACATCCCAGCTGCATTCTATAAAGGTATGTCCGAGCTGTGCAAATTGCATGGTAGAACAGGTGTCGGAGACACTGGAGAATACCTCCCGTCTAAAACTGATCGACAGGTGGGACTCGGAATGCTTGGACTTGCAAACCTCCTACGTAGATATAAAGTAACCTATAAAGATTTCGGTCTTACACTAGAAGATTACATCAATGGTGGACATGGATATTCTAAAGCATATCTAATTGTCCAAGCTCTTGCTCAGGGGATCCGTGATGCAGCTAAAGTAGCAAAGGCTAACAATATGGTTAGAGCCTTTGCAATCGCTCCTACAGCGTCTTGTAGCTACCGCTCAGTGGATCTTGAAGGTTACACCTGTACTCCTGAGATTGCTCCACCAATTGCTCGTACTGTTGACCGAGATAGTGACACGTTTGGTGTCCAAACATATGAATATGGTGATGTTGAAATCGCCTCGGAAGTTGGGTGGGATGACTACAAGCGTGTTGCTGATGGCATCATGACCCTTCTTTCAAGAACTGGACTTGCTCACGGTTACAGCTTCAATTCTTGGAGTGATATTGTAACCTATAATGAGGAATTCATTGAGCAGTGGCTAGCCTCGCCCCAGACTTCTCTTTATTATTCCCTACAAGTAATGGGTAATGTTCAGGATAAATCTGATGCGTATGCCGCTCTTGATGAGGCTGAAGTTGATGATTACCTGAACAATCTATTTAATGAAAACGACCTTAATTGTGATTGTCAAGAATGAACCCTTATCAAAAGCTACAAGAACGCAAACGCAAATGGACACCAGTACAGACAAGTGCTGGTACTTGCAAAGAAGGTGCGGAGGAAGCAATCCACCGTGCTCTTGCATTGAGACATATGGAACTACCTGTGGGAGATTTTATCAATGATGCTTTGGCCACTGACATTCCGGATCTGGCAAGGGATCTACTTGTGTCGAATGTCAGGGATGAAGAGAATCACGACTTGGCTCTTGGTTACATTGCCAATGCTTACGGCGTTGATCCTCAAGCTGAAAAGGAAGCGATGGCTCTCCGCAAGGCGTGGGTTACGCATCCAGATCACACGGTCTGCAAAGCAATGGTTGCCGAACGTGCAATTTTCTTCGTTCTTCTCCCTTTCTTTCGCTTTAATGGTGACGCTGGTATGCGAACAGTCAGTGCCGACATCTCTCGGGATGAACAAATCCACGTTGCATGTAACTCGCTCGTCTGCAGCGAGTTGGGACTCCGACCGTCTAATTCCTTGGATAAACTAAGGAAGGCTACTATCAATTGGGTAATGCAACCATTGAAAGATGTATCACCTGATAAATATTTGACTAAAAAATTTTGGTTGGATTCTAGTGATCGGCTGATGTATGAAGGTAAGGCTCCTCAACTTTCCGAGACTAAATCTGCTAGGATGCCCTGCTTTTTTGAGCACGACAACCGAAACCTGCCTCAGTATGCTTAAGACCTGCAGTAAGTGTAAGGAGGATAAATCTAAGGATTATTTCTACAAAGATAAGAGAGTTACCGATGGTTTATCAGCACGTTGCAAAGCTTGTGTTAAAGAAGTTGCAGCTACCTCTTACTTTAAAAACAAAAAAATTATTTCAAAGAAAAACAAATCAAGCTATTCACCTCAACAAGAAAGGGAGAAAAAATTACTCCGTACTTACGGTATCTCCCTTGAAGTCTATGATCACATGCTTAGTGAGCAAGGATACGTATGTAAAATTTGCGGATCCAATGACCCTAAACATAATTCAAATAATTTTGTAGTGGATCACTGTCACGAAACAGGTGTGGTTAGGGGACTTCTCTGCTCTGAATGTAATTTAATGTTGGGAAAGGCAAGGGATAGCGTGACCATACTTCAAAACGCAATCAACTATTTACAGTAATGTCAACCTCCCCCAATACGCTTAGTCTATTAGATGTACGTGGCATGACTGCTAATGCCATGCTTACTAAACTTGAAGAAACATTTCCACCCACCAACCCTACACCTGAAGATACAATGGAAAAGATTATGTACCGATCTGGTCAGCGTAGTGTCGTTGAGTGGGTCATTAATTATATGGAGGAGAACTGATGGCTAGTTCTATTGATAGATATTTGAAGTCATATACGAGCGGTCATTCTGATGCTCGTAAAATGAAGGAGATGTTTGAAAATCCTGGCAAATATTCTTATGATGATTTTCGTTCGCAATTAGCTAAAGCTAAGAATATTCCACAGTATGAGGATTTTTTAGGTAATTACGATGATAATGAGTATGCTGAAAGACAAGCCACTAAGAAATATGATATAGCCAATAGTGCTTATCTTGGTGTACGTAGTAATTTATTAACTGATTTTTTAGCTAGACAGCAAGCTTCTAAACCTTCTAATTCGTCTGGTTCTAAAGCTGCCACTGACACTGCCCCTGCCACTGCTCCTCAAGCAAGGCTACAGGTTCAGGCACCAACTACTCCCACGGTCAGTACAAACCAAAGTGCTAATCAGGTAGCAGCATTGCAAAAGGCATTAGCTGATGCACAAGCTAGCTTCCAGTCTCAGATGGGGCAGCAAACTCAATCCTATCAAAGCCAACTTGCTGATTACCAATCTAGAGCACAACAACAGTTCCAAACTTTTCAACAACAATCACAAGCACAACTTGCTGCTGCTCAACAACAAGCTGATGAGTCTCAACGTCAGATGATGATTGGATTGGCTCAACGTGATCGTGCTCCTGCTGAGGTCAAGATGGCTGAATCTGGTACTGCCCAACAGGGTCTCACTCGTCGTGGTACAACTGGTTACTTTGGCCGTCAGGGTATGCGTATTGGATCCTTGAATGTACCTTCAAGTGGTCTAACAATTTCTACAGATGCTGCTGGACGTGCTGCCTCTGGATCATTTATGTAATTAACAAATGTCAGCTAAAACTAGATACGACTATTTATCTAAAGATCGTGCTCAGTTCTTAGACGAAGCTGAACAGGCATCAGAGCTTACACTTCCATACCTTATCCGTGGTCCTGAAGAGTACCACATGGGGATGAAGAATCTCATTACACCGTTTCAAAGTGTTGGAGCGAAGGGGGTAGTTACTCTAGCATCTAAATTGATGTTAGCTCTACTCCCCGTTCAAACCAGTTTCTTTAAACTACAAGTTGATGAGAGTCAATTGGGTCAAGAGTTTGGACCTGAAATTAAATCTGAACTTGACCTATCCTTTGCAAAAATTGAACGTATTATTCTTGAATCAATTGCAGCATCAGATGACAGAGTGGTTGTACACCAAGCACTTCTCCATCTTGTAGTTGGGGGTAATGCTTTAATTTTTATGGGTAAGGATGGCCTTAAGCTTTATCCTTTGAATCGCTACGTTGTAGACCGTGATGGCAACGGTAATGTGATTGAAATAGTCACTAAAGAACGCATTTCAAAAAAATTAATTGAAGATCGTTTACCTAAAGATTACTTTAATGGTAAACTTGTTACATCAGATGAAGATGATTCTGATGGGGACTGTGATGTATACACCCATGTGAAGCGAGATAACAATCGTTTTGTGTGGCATCAGGAAGTATATGATTACGTCATCAAAGGATCACAAGGTAAGTCACCAGTTGATGTGAACCCTTGGATTCCACTTAGATTTAACACTGTTGATGGTGAGAGCTACGGACGAGGAAGAGCAGGTCAGTTTATCGGTGACCTTAAGTCCCTTGAAGCACTCACTCAGGCCCTTGTAGAAGGCTCTGCAGCAGCCGCTAAAGTCGTCTTCCTAGTTAGCCCCTCAAGCACCACTAAACCATCCACTCTAGCCGGTGCTGGTAACGGTGCAATCATTCAGGGTAGACCTGATGATGTAGGTGTTGTACAAGTAGGTAAGACTGCTGACTTCAGGACTGCCTTTGAGATGACACAAACATTTGAACGTAGGTTGAGTGAAGCATTCCTTATTCTTAGTGTAAGGAACAGTGAGCGTACAACTGCAGAAGAGGTACGCATGACACAGATGGAATTGGAACAGCAACTTGGAGGGCTATTCTCTCTATTGACTGTTGACTTCCTTGTGCCATATCTCAATCGTAAACTGAGTGATGCTCAGAAGAAGGGAGAGATCCCACGTATTCCAAAAAATATTGTCAAGCCAACTATTGTTGCTGGTATTAATGCACTTGGTAGGGGACAAGATCGTGAAAGCCTAGCTCAGTTTCTTACTGTTCTTGCTCAAACTGTTGGTCCAGATTCCATTGCACAGTTTATTAACACTGATGAAGTTATTAAACGTCTGGCTGCAGCACAGGGTATTGATGTTCTTAATCTTGTACGTTCTATGCAAGAAGTACAGGGTGAGCGTCAAGCTGCTATGGAACAACAGATGGCAATGCAACAACAACAGATGGAAGTTGATGCTATGAAGGCACCAATCAATGACCCATCTAAGAACCCTGAATTAAATCCACAACTACAACAACAACCACCTAGCTAATATGGCTGAAGTAATGTCCATGATCTCGGAGGAGACAGCCCCGGGAGAACTCAATGCAGATGAGCAGGAGTCCCTACAGGTTGGGGAAGAGATGGCTCAACAGCAAGAAACAATGCTTGCTGGTAAATATAAAAATGCAGAAGAGTTAGAAGCTGCTTATATTGAGCTTCAAAAGAAACTTGGTGAATCTTCTAATGAGACATCAACAGAGGAACAGCAAGAAGAAGAGCAACCAGAAGAAGGTCCTTCTATTCTTGATAGACTATGGGAAGAAACTAGCAACGAAAATGTTAGTGAAGAAACCTTGAAAGAACTCTCTAGCACTGATCCAAGTGAACTTGCAAAGATGTACTTGGATTACCGTTCACAGTCTGAAAACCAACCCAAACAAGTATTGTCTGGTGAGGATGTTAAGCAGTTGAAGGGTTTTGCTGGAGGAGAGGAGCAATACAATCAAATGCTTGGATGGGCAGGAGAAAACCTTTCCCAACAAGAGATTGATATGTATGATTCCATTATGGATCGAGGAGATCCTGCTGCTGCTTTTTTCGCTGTACAAGCTTTGACTTATCGTTTTCAAGATGCTAATGGTGTGGAGGGTAACCTTGTTAAAGGTAAGGCTCCCACTAATCCCACTGGTTCATTCCGTAGCCAGGCAGAACTCGTTCAAGCAATGAGTGATCCTAGGTATGACAAAGATCCTGCATACCGTCAGGATGTTATTCAAAAACTTGAACGCTCCAACATTAATTTTTAATAAACAACACCCAATGAATAAAGAATACACTGTGACTTATAACGAACGAGCAGAGATGTTGAATGGACGCCTGGCTATGCTGGGTATCATTGCTGCGCTTGGAGCGTACGCATTGACTGGACAAATTATCCCCGGAGTATGGTGATGGCATGTGGTAAGAAGAAAGGTGGCAAAGGTGGCTACAAAAAGTAAGCCTAGTGTTAGCCTAAAAATTGGTAAACATAAATCCCGCTCTGGTGGCTTGACAAAAGCAGGGCGGGAGAAATACAATAGAGAAACGGGATATGCCAGAGGTCTCATCCCAAGAAACGCGTCTGACGTCCGAGAATCTGGCCTGGGTAGATGAGAAGATCAAAGAGCCCGGTTGGGCCAAGCAATTCCTGATTTCTGCCGGTCTCCTCGATTCCAAAGGCCATTGGAATCCCTCCTATTGGCCTGAAGATGGCGAAGCCGATTCGAAATAGCCTCGGTCCCCTTCTTCTGCATCACGGCTGCGATCGATCCCTTGCGAACCTTGTCCTCGAAGGCAAGACCTCACCGATTCCAAGCGAGAACAAATACGACTGGCTTGGGCCCGGGATCTACTTCTGGGTCGACAGCCCCTCCCGCGCCATGACCTGGGCCAGGGAGAAATACAATAGAGAAACGGGATCCAACCTGAAGGCACCACAGCCTAAAGGTGGACCCCGTAAGCGTTCCTTCTGTGCTAGAATGTCTGGTGTTAAGGGACCAATGAAAGATGAGAAGGGTCGTCCAACACGAAAGGCTCTTGCTCTACGTAAATGGAAATGCTAATGAAAAACAAAAAAGTAGATCAAAAAGCTTTCGATAGTAACTTTGTTTCATCTGCTCCTTCCTATGAAATTGGCCCCGGACATAGGGGAGCAATGAAAGGTAAGAAGATTTATGATAAGGGTAAGGGAACAACTAACCCTAATGAGAAAGATACGTTTATGAAACGTACTGGCCCACAACTTCCTCTAGTAAAAAGAAAAGGAAAGACATCTTATGGCTAAACAGGGTCTTTATTCAAACATTCACGCAAAGCGTAAAAGAATCGCTGCGGGCTCTGGCGAGAAGATGCGTAAGCCTGGGAGCAAAGGTGCTCCTACTGCTGCTAACTTTAAAAGAGCTGCTAAAACTGCTAAGAAAAAATGACTATTGCTATTTCTAACTCCCCTCGTGTTAATTTGTGGGAGCAATTCTGTCAGTGGATTACTTCTACTAACAACCGTATTTATATTGGTTGGTTCGGTGTGCTGATGATTCCTTGTCTGCTCGCTGCTACCACCGCATTTACCCTTGGCATTATTGCTGCACCACCCGTAGACATTGATGGAATCCGTGAACCTGTTGCAGGATCTTTCCTGTATGGAAACAACATTATCTCAGCCGCCGTCGTTCCCAGCTCGAACGCAATTGGGCTACATTTGTACCCAGTGTGGGAAGCCAATACGTTGGAAGAATGGCTTTATAACGGAGGCACTTACCAACTCGTCGTGTTTCACTTCCTCATTGGCATCTTCTGCTACATGGGTAGGGAGTGGGAACTCAGCTATCGATTGGGAATGAGGCCCTGGATCTATGTTGCATACTCAGCGCCGGTGGTGGCGGCTACCGCTGTATTTCTTGTCTATCCCTTCGGACAGGGTTCCTTCTCTGATGGTATGCCTTTGGGTATCTCGGGAACCTTCAACTTCATGTTGGTCTTCCAGGCTGAACATAACATCCTTATGCACCCCTTCCACATGCTTGGAGTTGCGGGTGTTTTTGGTGGGTCTTTATTTAGCGCGATGCACGGCAGTTTGGTTACGTCTAGTCTTGTTCGTGAAACGACTGAAAAAGTATCACAGAACTATGGATATAAGTTTGGTCAAGAAGAAGAGACTTATAACATCGTTGCCGCTCATGGTTATTTTGGACGTTTGATTTTTCAATATGCTTCCTTCAACAACAGCCGAAGCCTTCACTTCTTCCTTGCTGCTTGGCCTGTTGTCGGTATTTGGTTTACTGCCTTGGGTGTTTCTACTATGGCTTTTAACCTTAATGGCTTCAACTTTAATCAATCGTTGATTGATAACCAGAATCATATTATCCCTACCTGGGCTGATATTCTTAACCGTGCAAACCTTGGTCTTGAAGTTATGCATGAACGTAATGCACATAATTTCCCACTTGACCTAGCAGCAGCTTCTTCTACTCCTGTAGCGTTAATTGCTCCAAGTATTGGCTAATTTTTAAATCTAAACAATACTACTCCTGTAGCGTTAATTGCTCCAAGTATTGGCAAGTATTGGCTAATTTTTAAATCTAAACAATACTACTCCTGTAACACTTACTGCCCCCTCTATTGGTTAATAATGACTATCAACCTCACTGATGCTGCCCTTTACTACAAAGAAGAGGTACATCAAAAACAAGCTTTTAAGTGGTTGCAATCACAACTCACTAATGATCAACTAGAAGAGTTTGCTAAACAGTATAGAAACAAACGAGCTAGTTATGTTTATGTAACAAAGCGACAACTAGCTGAAGTTTGGCAATGTTCTGTTACAGTAATTAAAGACCATGAAGTTGCTGAACTGAACAAATGTCTTGAAAGATTTCAAATTACTACCCCTTCTCGTATTAGACATTTCCTTAGTCAGACTGCTCATGAGTCTGGTGGAGGACGTTGGAAAAGAGAGATCAGTGATGGATGGTATCTAGAGGGTAGAACTGACATCGGTAATACAGAACCTGGAGATGGTCCTTTGTACAAGGGGGCTGGATATATCCAACTCTCTGGTCGTTACAATTACCAGAAGTTCTCTGATTACATCGGTGATCCTAGAGTAATGGAAGGAGTGGATTATGTTGCTGAACATTATCCATTCTCCTCTGCTGGTTATTGGTGGCAGTCAAATGGAATGAACGAATTGTGTGATACTAATCCTACAGTAGAGCAAGTTACTCTCCGTGTTAATGGTGGGTATAACGGTCTTACTGATCGGGAACATTACTACGCTATTTGCCAGAGAGTTATCTAATACTCCCGAACGGGAATCAGGCACCTCAGAGTCGGACCTGATTCCTATTGGCATTGGCCGGATACGTCCGATACCCTTTGCCGTCTAGACGGTGGGATAGACCACAATAAAAACTAAATAACTCTGGATCCAGAGGAATCTGCTTAAACCTCTTTAATAAAAACAATGGCATTTCAATCTTCTGTGAACCCCGCACAGCTTACTGTACCGGGTTCTTCTAATTTCGGTGCGGATCGCCGCGCCCTGTATCTCAAGCTTTTTAGCGGTGAGATGTTCAAAGGATTCCAGCACAACACTATTGCTCGGGATCTGATCATGAAGCGTACCCTGAAGAACGGCAAATCTTTGCAGTTCATCTTCACGGGTCGTACCAGCTCTGAGTTCCATACTCCTGGAAACAGCATTCTTGGTGACAGCAACGGTGCACCCCCGGTGGCCGAGAAGACCATCACCTGTGATGACCTGCTGATCAGCTCTGCTTTCGTGTATGAGCTTGATGAAGTTCTTTCTCACTATGATCTGCGCTCTGAGATCAGCCGTAAGATCGGCTATGCTCTGGCAGAAAAATATGACCGTCTGGCATTCCGTGCTATCACTCGTGGTGCTCGTGCTGCTTCTCCTGTGTCTGCTACTAACTATGTAGAGCCCGGTGGTACTCAGATTCGTGTTGGTGCTACTGCTAACGATTCTGATGCTTATGTGGCAAGCAACCTTGTTGCTGCTTTCTATGACGCTGCTGCAGCCCTCGATGAGAAGGGTGTGAGTGGTGAAGGTCGTGTGGCTGTCCTCAACCCCCGTCAGTACTATGAACTGATCCAAGGTGTTGGTGGTTCTGGATCCGGTGCTTACCTGATCAACCGTGACGAGCAAGGCACTGCTCTGCAGTCCGGTAACGGCATCATTGAGATCGCTGGTATCCGTATCTACAAGTCCATGAACATCCCGTTCCTGGGTAAGTATGGTACTGCTTATGGTGGCACCACTGGTGTGACCTCTCCTACCAATACTGGTGACTTCGTTGGACCTGCTCTGGAGAACGCTTCCGGTGCAACCACTGGTGTCAACAATGACTATGGTACTGCTGCTGAAGTTGGTGCTAAGTCCTGTGGCCTTATCTTCCAGAAAGAGGCTGCTGGTATGGTTGAAGCAATTGGTCCCCAAGTCCAAGTGACTAGCGGTGACGTTTCCGTGATTTATCAGGGTGACGTGATGCTGGGTCGCATGGCTTGTGGTGCTGACTACCTCAACCCTGCTGCTTCTGTTGAACTGTATGTTGGTGCTTCTGCTCCTTCTGCATTCTGATTTTGTTCTTTATGGGGGATCCTTCGGGGTCCCCTTTTTTTTATCTATATGGCTTTTCCTACCACTAACTCAGCACAGGAACTACCTGCTGTAAATCAAATTCTGCAGTCATGTGGTCAAGCGCCTGTGACTACCCTAGATCAAACCAACCCGGACGTTGCGATTGCTTACCAGACTCTTCTTGAAGTCTCCAGGGAAGTACAGGCTGAGGGATGGTCCTTTAATAAGGAACTTAATTATGAGATGGTTCCTGATACTAACAATGAAATTTTAATCCCCAATAATATGCTTCAGATTGACTTATCTGATAATCCAAATAATATGGGGTATGATGTTGTACGTCGTAGTGGTAAACTATACGACAAAATTAGTCACTCTTACACTTGGGCTAAGGATAAAGAAAATGTTAAATGTGACATTATTTGGCTCTTTGATTGGGTAGATCTCCCCCGACCCATCCAAGATTTTATTACTGCTAGATCAGCAGCTATTGTATCTAGTCGTATTGTTGGTGACCCTAATCAATATCAAATCCTTCAACAAAAGGAAGCTTTTACTCGTGCTATGGCAATGGAGTATGAATGCAATCAAGGTGATTACACGTACTTCGGTCATGGTTCAGAGACTAATAACTATCGTTCTTACAAACCATTCCAAGCTCTTTATAGATAATGGCAGCAGTTACTCAACGGATTACAAGTTACCTCGGTGGGGTATCCAAACAATCAGATGATAAGAAACTACCCGGTCAGGTCCGTGAGTGCTATAACGGATACCCTGATCCTACTTTCGGATTAACTAAACGACCTGGGTTTGAACACATTGTAAACATCGGTACTGGTACTACTTATGATGATGGTAAGTGGTTTTATATTAACCGTGATGACGATGAAGAATACATTGGTGTTATTAAAGGTACTTCCATTAATATTTGGAATGCTGTAACTGGTAACACCTGCACTGTAACCTATCCAGATGGTACGGGGTATCTCAGTGGTACTAGAGATAACTATAAGCTTATTACTATTCAAGATACCAGCATTATCATTAATGATAGTGTCACAGTAACTACTCAAGCTGCTCCTACTTCCTATCCTAATACACAAGCTATTGTTGTATTGGATTCGTTAATTGCGGACTTTGAGTATACAATAACTCTGCAAGGATTAGATGCTACTGTAATGCCTCAAAGCCATACAACGTATGAGGATATGCTGGATAACAGTGGTTCTGTTAATACAAACCACCACCTCCGTGATGCGTTAGATAATCTGATTTCTACTCAACAAGCTGCATCTAACCCTGACTTTGCTGGTACGTGGACTCTTACTGTCTATGGATACAGCTTATTGATTACCCGTGTTAATGGTGGTGTTCCTGCTTCCTTTACGATCTCTGCTCAAGGTGGTATTGATACACAAGGATTGTATGTATTCCAAGATCAAGTCAATAACGTAGGTAAACTTCCTGATCAATCTAACCACGGTCGTGTTGTCAAGATTATTAATACTTCTTCCAGCCTTGATGATTACTACGTTAAATTTGTTGCTGATAATGGTGTATCAGGTAGGGGGTATTGGGAGGAAACTATTGCTCCTGATGTATCTCCTGGTTTAACTGCTTCGACGATGCCACACGAGCTAGTCAATACAGCTACTAATACGTTTGTCTTTAGGCAGATTAGTTATATAGACAGGTTAGTTGGTGATGATGAAACCAATGAGCAACCTAGCTTTGTTGGACAAAAGATTACTGCTGGATTCTTTCATAACAACCGTCTTGGTTTTTTGTCACAGGATAATGTATCGATGAGTCAAGCTGGTGATTTTTATAACTTCTACCACGCTTCTGCTCAGACTGTTATTGACTCTGATCCTATTGACATCAGTTGTTCTTCCATCCGACCAACTGCACTACATGCTGTGATTCCTACAGCTCAGGGTGTTGTGTTGTTCTCAGAAGACCAGCAGTTCATTATGTTCTCTGATACTGGTGTGTTAACTCCAGCATTAACAACTATCCGTACAATCTCTAATTATGAGATGGATAAAACTATTGAACCTGTTGAGGTTGGTACTAACATTAATTTCATCAGTAAGACTCCTGGTTATTCCCGTGTGTTTGGTATGGTAACAAAAGGTCAGCAGGAAAACCCCCAAGTTCTTGATATTAGCCGTGTGGTAAAGGAATGGATTAGTCCTAATGTAGATTCTATTATTGCTAGTCCTCAGAACTCCTTGATTGCATTAAGTGGTCAGAGTTTAAATGAAGTATTCCTGTTTGCTTATTACAACAACGGTAAGGATAACTTAATGCAGTCTTGGTTCAGTTGGTTGATGCCAGGTACTGTTCAGTTTCTAGTGACAAGTTCTGACGATATGTATGCTGTCACTAAGCAAGCTAATCAATTTACAATCAGCAAGGCTGTCCTTAGTCAAGCACCAGAACAAGGCATTATTGTTAATAACCAAGGTGAAAAAGTTAACCCGTGTGTTGACTTGTATGCTGTTGCTTCTAGTGTGACTTATGACAGTGCTACGAAGACAACTAAATGCTATCTACCTTTTAACGATGTATCAACATTGAATCCGATTATTGTTATTAAAGGTGACACGTCTGGCGGTTCATTTGTTGAGTCTGGATTTAACGTAACACCTAACCGTGGTACAGATGGTACTGGTGACTATTTCAGTATTACTGGTAAGGATCTGACAAGTGTTGCGTCTGATGTGGTTGTTGGTTTTAGGTATGACTTTGACGTAAAACTACCACGTATTTACTTCCGTCCTGGTCAAACTGATACTGACTTTACAGCTAACCTCACCATCTCACGTATGAAGTTTGCTGTTGGTTTGTCTGGTATGATGAGCTTTAAGTTACAATCTAAGGGTCGTAGTGAGTGGTATGACATTCAACCAGTTATTGAAGCTAATTACTACCTTGCCAATGATGTACCGTTAGATAGTGAGAATGTATTCACCTTACCCATCCATCAACGTACAGAAAATTTTTTAGTAAGAATGTTTAATGATTCACCGTTTCCCGTTGCTATTAATGCAATGATGTGGGAAGGAAAGTACACACCACGATTCTATAGGAGGGTCTGAGAATGGCAGCTTGGATATTACCTGCTATTGGAGCAGCGTCAGGTATTGCTTCTGGTATCTTTGGTTCTTCTGCTGCATCTAAATCTAATAAAGATGCTCGTAAAGCAGCTAAGGCTCAGAATAAGTATAACAAGAGTGTTTGGCGGTATCAGAACCGAGAACAGAAACGGCAATATGAGTTTCAAGTAGAATCTCAAGAGATTGCAAAACGCAACTACGAAGCTGATCTACAATACCGTGAAGCAAACCAAGCTCAAGAGTATGAGTACCTTATGGGTATTCGTGATTATGAGTTTAACCAAGCTAATCGTGCTTATAACCAATCCGTTGCTCAAGCTACTCAACAAGTAAGCTACAACGATATGGCTCAGCAGATGGCTAACCTGCAGCAAGATCGTTACATGCAGGAACAGATGCTTGGGTTTGCTTTTGATGAACAGCAGACCATGTTTGATTATGGTATTGCTGCATCTGGTCTTAATCTAAAGCGTCGTCAAGTTAAAGGGGAGGCTGGATTAGCACTACGTACTGCTCAAACACAAACTAAACTATCTCTTCAACAAAATCGTTTAGAACAACTCAAGGCTCAAGGTAGTGCTAGAGCTGTCGGTCAAGCTGGTCGTAGTGCTCGTAAACTACAGCAAGGTATTAGTGCTGAGGCTGGAGCACAGAGAGCAGGAGCAGTGCAGCAATTAATTGATAACCAAGATTCAATTGTTCAACAGTTGATGTTTGCTGAGGGAGCCATTGACCTTGACTACGAGAAGATCAACGGTCAGTTGCTTATGGATCAAGCACAGTTTGCTGCTGCTAGAGATAATCTTGTTGCATCTGATGCTGTTATTCGTAAACAGTTCCAACTGCAACGATTGCAAGCTGATACAGCGGCAATCAATAGTATTGAATTGTTACCTGAGATTGCACCTCCAATCCCTGTACCGTTTGCACTGCCACGTCCTGAGTGGACTTCAATTTATAAACCTGAACCTCTGCCTGAACCACAGAAAAATGTTGCTGCTCAGCAAAGCACGTTCTCTCCGTTGGCTCAAGGTGTGATGCAAGGTATTACTAGCTTTGCTAGTCTTGGGTATGACACTGGTCTTTTCAAGAGTAGACCCTAATAACTATGGCTAAATACAAACAATTTGCTAAACAGGGGAGTTTTGCTGAGAACCAGTTGAAAGTCCCTGACGAAACAGGTAAAATTAAAGAGCAGACACAACGCACTGTCCGTGGTATGAACACGGCACAGGCGTTCCTGCAAAAGAATCAAGAGATTTACCTTCGTGCCCAACAACAAGCCAATGAAGTTGAGCAACAAACTAGAGAAAATAACTTTCAATTTGAAACACAGAACCGTAAAGCATTTCAGGATGCATTGAGGCGAGACACTGAGATCGCGTTGAGGAATGATCAAATTCGAGCAAATGAAACTCAACAATTTTATAAAGATCTCAGTTCTTTTTCTAATACTGCATTTGAACTTGCTGGTCAGTTTGAAGAAAACCGTCAAAAGAAACTTCAAACACTTGCTATTCAGAATGTTATGGAAGCTGGTGTAGATTACAAGACATTGTATGAAGTTTCTAAACTTGACCGTAACCTATCTAGTTCTGCATTTAGGCAGACTGAGGTTGTCAAGAACTTCATTGACTCTGGAGCTTCTGAGGATCAAGTTCGTAGCCTTTATAATCTAGCTCGTAATAACCCACCCCAACGCTATCTTAACACCCAAGCAGCTTATCAACAAGAGTATCTTAAGTATCCGATTGCTGCTGATAAAATAATTCAAGAACTTGGTCCTGACGCTACTCCAGAGCAAGTTCAAGCACGGCTTAGGTCGTTCACGTCTGAATACATAACTGAGAACCTACCTAATGCAAGGCCAGAGATGCTGGAAAAATCTGGTCTACTTAGACAGATTAGATCATACGGTACTCAAATTGTGTCTGGTATTAGCCGTGAAGCAGCAGCTAAAAGGAAAAAAGAAATCCCTCTTCAGTACCAAGAAAACCTTCAAACTGAGTTTGTGAAGAGTGGTGGTATTGATGCTGTAATGCAACAGATTCAAACCGATCCAGCTCGGTGGAAGCGTGAATCGCTAGCTGATTGGACGGAGAATGGTTTGAAGAGTGGTATGGTTTCACCCGAGGAAGCACAGCAGATTCTTGATTATCCTTTGACTATTGGTAATCAAACAACTACTATTGCTAAACAGTACCCTGATATTGCTGCACAGCTAGTTTCAGCTATCAGGACATCTAAACGTCAAAGTGTTTCTGATTACAACTATAGTCAAACTCAACGTGAGATGGAGGCTAATGCTCAACTTGCACAACTTGCTGATTCATTCGGTGTAGATGAAGATGGGATCTTTGATGAAAATGAAGTCAATGAAATTAAAAATAGGGCTATTCAATTAGGTGTTTCGGATAGTCCTGTTGTTGATTTTGTCGTTGAGAACTCTGCCCCTGAGTTCATCCGTAGGCAGCAGGAAAGCCAACTAACTGCGTTGTTGGATGCTGGTAGGTATAAGGAAGCTATGGATATTCTTAGCACCACACAGGTGTCACAGAAGATTAAAAATCAGTTTTTACCGACTGTGCAAAATATGATGAAGTTGTATGACACCCCTGTGGTTAAGTCACACATAAAATCAATTGAAGCTGCTGTCAGTGAGGAAGAAAGGGTTAAGGCTGCAGGTGCTTCTAACTACTCTGTTATTTTGATGCAAGATAAGTATAAGCGTCAATACAAACAGAATCTTGCTCGTCTTAAATCACCTGAAGAAGCATTATCTTTAACTTTGCAACAAATTAAAACACTTCAAGAAACTCCAGGTGCTATTACCCCTGAAGGTAGGTACAGTGAGATTGAAAATCAAATTAAAGAAGATGCCCAAGAAGCTGGTCAATCATTAAATAATTACAACAAACTTCTTGGTGAAATTATAAAACCTGAATTTAGAAATAATCCAAAGTATGCCTTTAATGCTGTTGGTCACGCTAACTTCCATGAAGCCTATAATGCAATGTATGCCGGGAAAGAAGCCCCACCTATGATTAAAGCTGGAGCGGCATTAATGGGTGTTGATCCTTTGACATTTATTAATTATCTTGCTAGTGGAATTGATGTTGATCCAATCGAACCCAAAGATACTCTATTGAGAGATATTAAAGCAAGTGTACCTCCTATTATTCGTAGGTTATATGATACGTATAGGACTAATGAGCGCACTACAAGGGCTAATACTACAGTAATAGGTAGATTAAATCAATCTCCAAAACGAGGTGCCTTCTCTAATGAACCTTTTGATATGTCTACGCTTAATCAAAAGGACTATAATGATTTAGCATTTGCTATTTCTAGTGAAGCAGCTTTAGGTACGGATGATGAATTTGGTGTAGCAGCTAACATTATTACCCGTCTAATGACAGGGAGATATGGTAATTCAATTAGTGAAATTATCAATGCTCCTGGTCAGTATGAAGGGGTGTACTCGGGACTTTCGAGGCCAAGCCCAGAAATTGCTGCAAGACTTCAATCTCTTGAAGGTCAAAAAAAGATTCTAGAATTTATTAAGATATTAAATGGTCGTACAGAATTTAAAGGCCAATCTCAGTTAAAGAATCGTGTTCCTTCTGAGGATCCGATGTTTGCAGTCAATGGTAACTTCTACCATTATGCAGGCCAATAATTTACAACTTTTTCATGTGAATTAAATGAACGATTATGAAGAGCAACTGTTGGCAGGTATGCCTGAGCTAACTGAAGAACAACGTCAAAAGATTCTTCTTGAACAACAACAAGTTCAATCTCAACTAGAGCAGTTAGAAACCCAACAAGTTGAACAACCTGAGGTTCCCGAACCGGCTTCTACGGTACCGGTTATGGAAGAACCCACTGTCGTCGGCCAGACGACCGACTCTGAACAAAAGAGACCTAGTATTCGTGATGTACAGATTGGTGGTGAACTAGAGACGTTTGCCACTGATCCAAGGGGGTCATTTGAAGCAGCATTAGCAGTCCCTACAAGTATGTTGGACTTTGGTGCTGATTTACTAAATTTAATTCCTAATGTAAACATTCCCAAAGTACCTAAGTTTGAAAGTGATGTTACGCAAAGTGTAAGGGAAATCTCTTCCATTGTTATTCCTACACTTCTACTTTCTGGTGCGGGTGTACCAGCCCTCAGAGGCGCTACAAAGGGCTCTAAGTTCCTCTCTGACCCTTTTGTACGTAAGATTGGTGAAACAGCCTTTGGAGCCGGTACAGGGGCCTTTGTAGACTATACAGTAGAACTTAACCAAGAGGATGATAACCTTGCTGGTACACTTCGTAAGACTTGGCCTCGGTGGTTTGGTTGGATTCCTGATGATGTAGCAACACTTGATGCTGATAGTCCTGATACTAAACGTGCTAAGAACGTAACAGAAGGTACATATCTTGGTGTTGGTACTGATGTGCTGCTTGGTTTTAGTAGACTGTTAAAAGCAGCAAGAGGTATTGATAGAGCTACACAATGGGTACCTGAGTCTGAAAAGTCTAAGAACTGGTTTAAAGAAAACATTACAATTGAAGGTACTCCTGAGGAAGTAGTTGAAGCTTCTGCTGCTAAGAGATCTGAAGCATTGGATGAGATTGGTGAGTATAATGTTGATGGTCGAACGGTCACAACTGAAACACCAATGACAGCTCAAGATTATTACAATGAATCTCCTTTAGCAGCATCTGGTGTTAGTTTTGAAGATCTAGATGATGCTTCTAAACTTGAATTTAATACTAGATCTGCTGAAAGTCCTATTCGTATTCAGCAAACTCTTGATGAATCTGAATCTATCTTTGGTTATCATGATCTTTATGGTTATCAAGAGCAAGGTATTCGTTCTGTTGATGATCTTGGCATCGTAGGTGCTTCTGTTGATGCTGTTCGTATTATGAACAATATTGATAGTATCTACGGACGTGTTGGTAGCGTAATCTCTGAAGGTGCACTGAAGTATGGTTTGGAAGCTGCTGGTAATCAAGAAATGATTATTCGTGGTCTTGCTGAACAGCTAAAAGATGCTGGTGAATATGGTTACAAAACAGCATCTGGTAAATACATTAGTCATGCTGAAGTTGTAGAAACTGGAGAAAAGCTTGCTGCTGATTTCTATGAGATGGATGTTCCTGAACTGAAACGTGTCATCAAAAACTATCAAGGTTTGGATGTTGATACTGGTGCTCCTGTACTTAAGTCAGAAGCTTATGCTGGTGTCATGGGTGCTATCAAGAAGTACATGGATGATTACATGAACATGGATTACATGCGTGCTCAAGCGTATGTAGGTACTTCTATGGGTGGTCAGATTTCTGATATGGCACAAGGTATGCGTCTTACTGAAGGAACACCTGCTATTGAACGTGCTCAAGAACAAATCCTTGATAGGGTTGAGTTCCTTATGGCACAAAAGGGTATGACTTCCTATTCTCGTGGTAGAGCATTGAATATGCTAAACCTTTGGAATCGTATGACAAAGAAAGGTTCTGAAGCATTTAATATGGCTGAAGCCACAAGAATGCAGAACCTTATTAAAAATGAAAAGAACCAAACCCTTGCTGCTATTGAACGTATTAAACAAGATGCTAAGGTAACAGTTGACAATTTACGTGAGATTAAAGACAATAATCCTGAACTTCTAGCACCATTGATGATGGCTTATGAGTTTACTGATGGTAATGTAAATAGCATTACACGTCTTAATAACTATGTTAAGCAATCTACTGGTGTACTAAGTAAAGCATTGATTGATAATCAACCTGAGATTCCTTCTGTTGTAATGAAGGGTTTTTATTCTAATGTTTATAATAGTGCATTAAGTGCTTTTGCCACACCAATTAAAGCTGGTATTGCTAACACCGCACAACTCATTGAAAAACCATTCAGGGCTTCTGTTGGTGCTTTATTGCATGGTGATATGGAAACCCTTAGAAGGGGATGGTATCAATATAATAGTGTCATTGAAACACTGCAAGATTCATTTGAGTACATGAATCAAATATTCAAAAGGTCAGGAGCTGATCCTAATCTTATTGAATTACGTGATGACATGGGCCTGAAGAATGAAAAGCAACTTGAAATTCTTCAGTCATTTGCTGATGCTAAAGCAGCACAAGGTGAGTACGGTCCTCAAACTATGATGGAGATCGTCAATAATATGAATGATCTTGCTAATCATCCTTGGCTTCGGTTTGGTAATCGTGCAATGCAAGCCTTTGATGGCTTTACCCAATCGATGATTGCTACAACCGAAGCAAAAGGTAGAGCATTTGATGAAATTACTCAAGGTGGTAAACTAGAATTTGATGCTAAACGCGCTGATGCTTTATACCGTAAAGTACGTAAGGAAATGTTTGATGAAAATAATGTCATTACTGATAAAGCTGTGAAGGCTACAGCAGGTGAGATCACATTAAACTTAGACAATAAAGCTAATGATGCATTGTCTGCCTTGATTCGTAGAGCACCTATTTTAAAACCATTTTTGTTGTTCACTAAAACTCCTCTTAATGAACTTTCATTAATGGCTTCTTATACACCCCTTGGTATCTTTGTAAAAGATTTTAATTCATTTAGAAGACCTTTTGAAGATATGCCAATTGATGAGGTTGAGCAATTGCTCACTTCAAGAGGTATTGAAGTTACACCTTACAATGCAAGAGCAAAGTACAATGAGATTCGTGCTGATATTAAAGGACGTAAAGCTCTAGGTGCTCTTGCTGTTACCGGTGCTGTTAGTTTGTTTATGTCAGACCGAATTACTGGTAATGGTCATTATAACAGACAGAAACAAGCACTAAGGCGTGATGCTGGTTGGAAACCACGGTCTATTCGTTTACCTGGTGGTAAGTGGGTTAGTTATGATAACCTTGGTCCTATTACCAACTGGTTAGCATTAACTGCTGATGTAGCAGATAACTTTGATTCATTATCAGCAAATGATATTGGTGAACAATTTAAAAAGTTATCTTTTATCTTTGCATCTTCTGTTACAGAAAAGACTATGCTTGCTGGTATTCAACCATTCCTTGATGTAGTTAGGGGTGATGTTGGAGCTATTAACAAATGGTCTTCTAGTTTCCTAACAAGTGCTACTATTCCTGGTTCTAGTCAGCTTGCTGAGATCTCTCGTCTTATGGATCCTGGTCTAAAAGAAGTAGAGATGGATCTATTTACTATGGTTCAAAATCGTCTTCCTGGTGTTAAAGGAGAACTGCCAGTTAAGAATGATTGGATTGATGGTGGTCCAGTTGGAATCCCTGATAATTTCTTGGCAAGGGTGTGGAACACTTATATGCCTTGGAAAGTAAATGGTGAGATTAGCCCAGAGAAACAATTCCTTATTGATATTGAATATGATGCACGTCCTACTCTCCGTACCAATGGTAAGGGTGTTGAGTTGACGACTGAAGAACGATCTGAAATTACTGATATTATGGGTCGTGATGGTTTGTTCAAAGAAGGCATTAAACGTGTCATGCAAACAACGGAAGCTAAACAATTCCGTAAGAACTACATGAAAGCTGTTAATGCAGGACTTGAACCAGATCTAAGTGAATTTGAAGGTATCCACATCCTGTTGGATCGTGAGTTACGTCAAGCTATGAGAATGGCTTCTGCTACATCACCTAGTCGAGATTCGATTAATCGTAAAATGTACATTCAAGAAGTCACTGGTAGTTATCTCAGGGGTGGTGATCAAGCTGCTGCTGAACGGTTCCTTGACCATATGGAGAAATTCTCTAAATAAACAATGGCAATTACACAAAACACATACACTGGGGACGGGTCAACCGTCCTCTTTTCTTTTACATTTCCATATATCGAAGAGTCCGACATCAAGATTAGTCTTGACGGCACTTCTACAACTGCATATACATTTGCCAACGCTACAACTGTTGAATTTAATACCGCCCCAGCTAACGGTGTAGATATTCGTATTTATCGTGATACGAATACTGATACAATTAATGCTACATTCTTCCCTGGGTCTGCTATTAAAGCAGAGGACCTTAATAGTAACTACACACAGAATAATTACGCTGCTCAAGAAACAAAACGTGAATCTGATACTGCTGTTAGTTTAGCTAACAGTGCTCTAAGCATTGTTAATAGTGTTGTTTCTTATGATCCTGTAGTTAATGTAGCTGCAATCCCTGCAGCACCATCAGATGGTGATCGTATTGAAGTGTTTGATTCAACTGGTATTGAGTCCTTCACACCACTAACTGGAGTTCCTGGTGGATTTATTGGTGCTAGTACATTAACTGTCCGCCTTATCTACTCTGTAACAACCTGGGCATGGCAGGATTATAACCCTACAGATCCTGATTCACGTTACCTTAAGGTTAATGGTAGTAGTACCATGGCAGGAGATCTTGTTATGGGAACAAATAAAATTACTGGTCTTGTAGATCCAACATCTGCACAAGAAGCAGCAACTAAGAACTACGTTGATACTCAAGATGATACTAAGCTGAGTCTTAGTGGTGGTACCATGACAGGAAATCTTGTTATGGGGACAAATAAAATCACTGGTCTTTTAGATCCAACTTTTTCTCAAGACGCTGCAACTAAGAACTACGTTGATAATTTTGATGTTGTAACTGATACTACACCCCAACTTGGTGGTGATCTTGATGCTCAAAATAATAAGATCACTAACTTGGCTGAACCGACAAATGTACAAGATGCTGCTACTGTGAACTACGTAGACACACAAGATGATACTAAGGTAAATCTTAGTGGTGACACAATGACGGGAGACTTAAACCTTCCGAACCTTGTTGCTACTGGTGATGTTCAACTCAGCAGCCAAAACGGCGGGCCGATTGCTGGCACCCGTAACCGCATCATCAACGGTGATATGCGGATTGATCAGAGGAATAATGGGGGGAGTGTTACGCCGGCAACTGCTACATACACGCTGGACAGGTGGCAGGCTACTCAAACAACCGCCAACAAGTTTGCAGTTCAAAGAAACGCAGGAGCATTAACGCCCCCGCCAGGGTTTACACACTACTTAGGTGTAACCTCTCTTTCTGCCTACTCTGTTCTTGCCTCCGACTACTATCAAATAAAACAGAGTATTGAAGGGTTTAATGTTGCAGATCTTGATTGGAATACTGCAGCAGCAAAAACCGTAACATTGTCTTTTTGGGTTCGCTCCAATACGACAGGCAATTTTGGCGTAGTTACATCCTGGGGAAGCGCTGGCGCAAATCAACGTGCTTATCCAGTTTTGTATACGATCTCATCTGCTAATACCTGGGAGTACAAAACAATTACAATCCCTGGTGACTCCGGACCAGTGGGTGGAGGTTTTGAAGTTGGTTCCGAGATTGGTATACAGATAAGATTTAGCTTGGGTGGTGGCGCAACAAATGCGGGCACGCCAGGATCCTGGGCTACTGCAAATTCTCAAACCGTGGTTGGAGATAAGTCAGTCGTCGGCATCAACGGAGGCACCTTCTACATCACGGGCGTACAACTGGAAGTCGGAACCGTCGCCACCCCGTTTGAACACAAGAGCTACGGGCAGGAGCTTGCGCTGTGTCAGAGATATTACCAGAAAGTAGACGGGGAGTACAGATTTGATGGTATTTATGGCGGCGGCGGTCCTACCACTTACTCGGGAATGTGGTTCTTTCCAACTTTTATGAGAGGTCTGCCTACGCTATCAACAGTAGTCGAGAGTGGCATTAAAGCTACAAATATAGGTTGGGTCGCTAAATCAACGACTGCAGCACTGGGTGTCTGGGAATGGCAAGATACGGCAGTTATCACTACAAGATGGAAAGCTGCAGTCGTTGCTGCTCATGCGGAGATATAACCGATGACCTACCAACTCACAACCGACGATATACCCTTCTCCTCACCAACAACACCTTCATCCCCAATGACCTACACTTACACCTGGACCGACGCCGAGCACACCACCCTCAAGCGTGAGGATGAAAACGGCAATGTTGCTTTCGTCCCTGCTGACCCTGGCAACCGTGACTATGCAGAGTTCGTTTATTCTGGCGCTACTGCTGAACCGTATGTCGAACCCCCTGCCCCTCCTCTGCTCACCACTGAGCAAAAACTAAACGCTGCTGGATTAACCGTGGCGGAACTCAAAGAACTATTTGAACTTAACTAATTATGGCACAACTTACTTTTACTGATCGTGTGGAACCTTTAGGTCAAGCTGGTCTTGCTCGGCAACTCACTGTTAATAATACTTCAGCCAATACTGCATTGACTGCTGGTATCTTTCGTATTTCGATGCGAGCTGTAGGTGCTGACATTCGTTATCAAATTGGTAACGGTACACAAACTGCTACCCCTTCTAGTCATTTCATTGCTAATGGTGAGCGCCTGGATCTTGCTGTTCCTCCTAGTGCAAACATTGCTGTTCTTCGTAACGCCACTACCAACGGTACTCTTGAAGTAACGGAGCTAGTCTAATGAGACTAAGTGCAACCAAGATGGGGGTAACTAATCAAAATAGGAGTCTTGGTAACCAACTCTGGGATCTTGCAGGCGGCCGCCCCAGCCTTGACCTCCCTTTTGCCGACAACAAGTCATTAGTCGATGCCACTACTGGGGCTAATCTTGTTGACTTCACCCGTGCCAGTAGTGGGACGTATGTCGGCAGTGACGGGTTGATTAAGACGACGCCGGTTAATTTGTTGACGTATAGCGAGCAGTTTGATCAGTGGACTGTTGCGTCAAATTCAGTTGTTACACCTAATGTGGCTGTAGCGCCTGATGGCACCAACACTGCTGATCAAACTTTTACTGCTACCCAGACTTACCCCAAAATTCCTCAAAACGCAAAGACAGCTGCCTATACATTGGTAGCTACTGATGCAGGTAAACACATCTCTATCACTACTGGTGGTGTCACTGTACCGTCTGGGGTGTTTGCTGTTGGGGATGCTGTCAGTATCTATAACAACAGTGGTAGTGACCAGACTATTACTCAAGGTGCAAGTGTAACAATTAGGCTTCCTGGCACATCACTTACAGGTAATCGTACTTTACTTCAATACGGCGTATGCACTCTTTTATGCGTTTCTTCGAATGTCTTTGTAATCTCTGGAAGCGGTTTAACATGAGTTTACAGAAAATGTCGGTAGGCACAACTGGCTTAATTCCAGCTTCGGATGCCTACGCTTCCAATTTAATTGTCGCCCATAGTGGAGCTATTGAGCATGGTTATTCCAATGTAGCCAGTCTCATCAATACTAGCGGTTCTAATTTTCCTAAGTTTGTACCTAGAGCAAGTAATCAACCACTTTTTTCTTCAACAGCTAAGTTCTACAACACTGCTCTTGAATTAAGCTCAAGGAGTCCAGGTGTTACGGGATGGTTTGGCTTTGAGAATCCTAATATACCAGCCTTTGGAACAAATAATTTCTGTTTGGAGACTTGGGTCTATATCCCAACATTCACTGGATTGACTCAAGCTTCTTTATGGTTTATGACAAACGGAGTAGATAACACTGGATTTCAATGTTTTTTAACTGGTGATAGTTTTGGCGATCCTGCAGCTAGGCGTGGTGTTTATTTTGTAGGTGGAGCAGGGGCAGAACTTAATTATGCTGGGGCATGTCTTTCACCTAATACCTGGCATCACATTGCTGTTGTACGCAATGGCTCCGCATCCAACTCCTTAAAAATCTATGTTGATGGTGTTGATAACACTGATTTTAGAAATGCCACAGGTAATCCGAATTGGACATATTCATCCACTCTTTACCTAGCAGCTCCAGCAAGCGAAACAGGATGGGATGCAATGAAACTTCAAGACTATCGAATCTACCAAGGTACCCCTAAATACACCAGCAACTTCACGCCTCCTGGGGCGATGTTCTTCTAACTCTTTACCCCCTTAAGATTCAGCGTATCTTTAAAACTAAACCTTTTATCATATTTAACCATGCTAGTACAAGACATTGCGGGTCTCTATATCCCGCAACATGACTACGTTTCTTTGACTTACGTTGCTTCTGGTAATGGAGTTGGAGAAATTGAAACAATTACATATAAACAAGGTGGAGCAAGTGGAGCAACCGTTGCTGTTATGACACTTGTATATGATGCCAACAACAAACTTGTTACTGTTACTAAGGTGTAATTATGGGTGTACATTTAAATCCTTTTACAAGTCAATTAGATATTGTAGATAGTCCATCTGGTGATTTTAGTGATTTAACACTTAGTGCTGGTACTGCAGCAGCACCTTCTATTTCTTTCACAGGCGACCCCAACACCGGCATCTACTCCCCTGGCACAGACCAAGTAGCCCTGAGCACTAATGGCGCTGAGGCACTGAGGATCGATTCTGATGGAAATATCTTAGTGGTTGATGGCAACAACCTTCAGATTGATGAAGTTCGCGCCAGGGACGGAGATGGTTTGAAGTTGTTTGATGACGGCGGTGCTGGCATCTTTGTACAAGACGGAGGGAACGTAGGCATAGGGACCAGTGCGCCTAGCAACGGAAAGCTGGAAATTAATTATAGTTCTGACAATGAGGGGATTAGGGTTAACGACACTAGAGCAACCCCCTCTGCCAACAAAAGAATCATGGATTTGCGCTATACAGGCGCAAACGGGAGGACTGCAGGCGGCACGGAAATGTTGCTTTTATACGATAACAACGCATCTTCAAACCAGCCTTTTATTGTTGCACAAAACAATACCGGAGAAGTTTTTGTACTTGGACAAGATGGGAGAGTAGGGATTGGCACTACGAGTCCTGGCAGTATTCTTCACGTCGCAGCTCCAAATAATTCACAACTTTTTCTTGAAGCTACTGATACAAGTCCAACCACAATAATCCTGGAAACTGATGCAGGAGCGTCAGAACGCGCCAGAATTAACAACAAAGATGGTGAAATAACTTTTGATGTAGGCAATACATCTGAAGCGTTGCGTATCGACACCTCGGGCAAAGTAGGCATAGGGACTAGTTCGCCTCTTCGAACTTTGCATGTTGCAGGAGCTGGCGACACTGGCTTAATGCTTCAAACGACTAATGCTGTTAACGATAAAGAAATTTGGGAAATTCAAACTGCTGGAGATGCAAGCAATCATGCCAACCTTGTTTTCCGTTCACGCACTAATGCAGGCACAGGCGGTACTGAAGCACTTCGCATTACCAACGACGGGAAAGTAGGCATAGGGACTTCTTCGCCTGATACGGCGCTTCATTTAGCTAGCACATCTCCAGTGCTTCGCTTTGAAAATCCCACTACTACCAGCACCACTGGTACGTCAATGGGCAAGATTGAGTGGGAGACGCGAGATGCTAGTGCCCCAGGTGTTATTGGCTATATCGATGTTGTTGACTCCAACAGCTTTGGCACCGCTTTTGATATGCAGCTTGCCACTGGCGTAAGCGGTGCTGCAACAACAAAGGTAACGATTAAAGCGGACGGCAACGTCGGTATTAACAAATCAAATCCCACTGGACGTTTGCACGTAGACGGCACCTTTTATGTGAACAATATAGGTAGTGGAGCAGGAACAAATGCTCTGCGATATAACACCAGCACTGGGCGAATTACCTACGATGCATCTTCGGCTCGATACAAAGATAACATTCGTGATGTAGACAAAGGACTAAGCGAGGTGCTTCAGCTCAAATCTCGCAAGTTTGAATACAAAGACAGTGGCAGAACGGACATTGGATTTATTGCCGAAGAAGTTATTACCGTTGTTCCCGAGTTAGTTACTCTTGATTCAGAAGGTTTGCCAGAAGCTGTTAATTATGATCGATTTGTGTCTGTTCTCACAAAGGCACTTCAGGAAGCGGTAGCCAAGATTGAAGTTCTTGAGCAGCGACTGAATGACGCTGGCCTTTGACACTACTATGCCCCGCTTAGTCGGGGCTTTTTATTAATTTAGAACTCATTATTTATCATGTCTACTACTTTTACTTGGAATATTGCTAACCTTGAGCGTGAAACCGTTGATGGTTACGTTTACACAGTGCATTACACGGTTAACGCTTTTGACGGCACCTACTCTGCTGGTGCCTACGGCTCACTTGGTCTTGAGCGTGGCGATTCCCTGATCCCTTTTGCTGATCTCACTGAAGAAATTGTTGTTGGTTGGTTACAGGAGAAATTTGGTGATGAAAAAATTAGTGAAATTGAAGCTGCACTGCAAGCTCAAATTGATGAACAAACTGCTCCAACTAAAGCTTCTGGCCTACCCTGGAGTAACTAATGATTGAAGCGGCGATCTCAGCAGGTGTAGCCTTTATTTCTGGCGTTGTTATCCTTACCAATCGGCTCCACTCACGAATTGGTGAAGTGAGTCGCCGTGTTGATGCAGTAGAACTTCGTGTTGCTAAGGAATATCTTAGTAAGGCAGAATTTTCTAGTGCATTAGAACGAGTGGAAGGACACATGGTACGAATTGAACAAAAACTCGACGGTATTTTAACCAATGGAAATTCTAGCAATCATTAACTCCCCTATCTTCTGGGTGATCGTAGCCGCTGCTTCTGAAGTAATCGGTATGTCTAAACTGAAGGATAACTCAGTCCTTCAACTTGTCTTTACTGCAATTAATGCACTGAAGCCAAAAAAGTAATAGCAAGAGAAGTTGTAGACAAAGCTCTGTCTGATCTTTCTCTTGAAGACTCCTCCGAGTCGGTCTTCGTACCGACGACCTCTGTGGATCAACCAACCTTTACTGAGACTGGAAGTTTCGGTGAGGATGGTTGGTCCATTTCTCTTACATCCCCTTGGTATGACAAAAAACAAAAAGGCGACTGAAGATCAATTCAACGAGTTACATAACCTTGTCACCCAGGAGTTTCTTAGTCGTATTAAATCCGGTGAAGCTACTGCACAGGAGCTAAAAGCAGCGTGTGATTGGCTTGTGAAAAATGATATCAGTGGTGTTGCTACGGAGGGTAATGCTCTTAGTAAACTAGCAAATCTTATGCCACAGATTGACCCTGAAATGGTCCAGAGGAGCTTGTATGGCAAGTAAACGATTCAGTGGGCCTAAATACGCTAACGGTAACTACAAAGCCCAACAGAAAGCTTATAACCGCACTAAAAAAGGTCTTAAGATCCGTACTGCAGCTAACAAATTAAATAGAAAACTAGGTACTTACGGTAATGGTGACGGTAAAGACGCAAGTCATACCGGACCAAATAAAGGTAAATTGGAATCACCCAAAACTAACCGTTCTCGTCCCCGTAAAGGTAAAAGGTACGCCTAATGAATAGAACTTGTAAAAGCTGCGGTGAGGATAAATTGATCTCTGAATTTTACCCTCACAAACAATCAAAAGACGGCTATTTGCGTCACTGTAAAGTCTGTATTAGCTCAAAGCGAAAAAAGGAATACTGTTCTACAAAAGCGAGAACAGCTCACATTAAATCAAAATACGGACTTTCAGAAAAAGATTACACCATTTTGTTTGAAAAACAACAAGGAAGATGTAAGATATGTGGTAAAGAAAACCCGGATGATTACCACGGTTTATGTGTTGATCATGACCATAAAACTGGTAAAGTTCGTGGACTATTGTGCCACAACTGCAATTCTGCACTTGGAAATTTCTATGACAATGTGGATTATCTTCTTTCTGCTGTTGATTATTTACGGAATCAACAATGACACCATTACTTCCTACTCCTGATCACTACCTACAACATTTAATTGCCATGACCAGTCCTGAAGCGAAGCGTCTTTGGAGACGCGCGATTAAAGAACATTTTGGGAATTGCTGTGTCTATTGTGGAGAATCTTATGAATTACATGAACTTACTCTTGACCATGTTCGCCCTAAGTCTTTGGGCGGAGAAGATCTTACCAGTAATCTTGTACCAGCCTGTCATAAGTGTAATCAGGATAAAGGAAGCAGCCATTGGTTACAATGGATGAGAAATAAATTTGGTATTAATCAAATTCGTGAAACATTAATTTTATCACATATTAGCTGATGGCTAAACCAATAACACCACGGAAAAGAGTTAGAGCGGGCCAAGCTACTATGGTATCCGCAAAGGGCAAGAAAACTATATTTGATTATTATAATGATAGTGGACTTGTTCCTGCAAAAGATCAACAAGGTCGTAGATTTAAAAATTTTGAAGAGTTTAAAAACGCAGTTCAAACTCGTACTACAGCTTACCTAAATGCTAACCCAGAAAAAACACCTCAGCAGGCACTAAATTTTGTACTATCTCAACTGGAACAAAATAGATTAGCTAGACGTGATCCAGTAAAGGCAGCAGAAGCAGTTCAAAAAGCTGCTCAAACAAAACGTGGTACTATTTACAAAGGTATTCCATTTAAAATTAACCCAGAGGGTGTTGTTGATTTTAACAAGCGTAAATACATGTCTGATTTACCACAGCCTGTGTATGACTACATTGTAGATACTCGTGGAGAGGATGTAGCTAAAGAATACAGAAAGGCTGTCAAGAAAGAATGGGAGGACATGGGAGCTAAGGGCCGTGAGTTTAAAGGAAAAACTGGTGTTGAAGTCCATCGTGGTCATTGGTTAGCTAATAAGTTTGGTGCTGCTGAAAGTGCTAGAGCTGGTGATTTAGAGATTGCCATGATGAATGTTTTACATGGTGCTGACCCCCGTGGTAACATTGAAGCAGTAAAAGAATCATCTAGAAGCTCTATGGGTTGGCTTGATGATTTTTATGAATGGGATCTTGTTAACAACAAATTAAATGTCCCTGGATCCGAGCTTCTTACTGTTGAAGATCTCCAGGGAATTTCAGCTGATGAAGTTGATGTAAACCAACGTATTGCTCAAAGATTAGAAGAGCAACGTATGGGTACATTACCTGAGGATAGAACTGGTAATTTGTTTGGTTCTGAAGTTAGAGAAGGAGAGACTTTAGAGCAAGCTAAATTTCGTAAAAAAGAAGAACAGGCAAGGTATATTCTTGAAACTAATTACAACCCTCAATCTGGAAACCCTGCTTCTAAGGCAGATATTGCTGATGCTAAAGCTACTGTTAGTAAGTCTAAAGCTCAAATGAGAGCTAACCCTGTTGGTCCTAGAGGGAAAACTCAAGTTATACCAAGTCCAGGTGTTGTCGAACGCATTCCTACGGTACCAGAACCTATTGTTACCCCACAACCTATACAACCACGACAACAAGTACAACAAGAGGTTATGGAAGTTATTCCTCGTGGTGTTAAACAAAATGGTGGTAAAGTAAAGTTCAGTGGTGCTGCTAGAAGAGCTACTAAATTATTGCCTATTGTACCTGCTGTACTTGGTGTTGGTGAAGCATTTAGTCAAGCAAAAGCTGGTGATCTAAAAGCTGCTCAAGCTACTCTTGCTGAAACAGCCGTTGGTGAAGTTCCTGTTGTTGGTGATATTCTTGTATCTGATCCTGTTGCCAGTGGTACTCTTGAAGGTGCTCAACAACAAGCTATTAGAGCACAACAACCTAAATCCGCTGTTGCTAAAATTATTGATAACCCCCTTAATGAACTTAAATACATTGGTAAACAAGGTTTGCGTGGTATTAAGAAAATAGGTGGTGCAATTTTATTTGGATATTGATGAACACCCTTAATCTACTTAAGGAAGACTTCAAGCTGTTCCTACAAGCCCTCTGGGGACAGCTTGATTTACCTTCCCCTACTCGTGCCCAATACTCTAT